CTATACTACTGATAATATTGTCTATACCGATGCATTACACCTATTAGAGTATCCTAACAAGTTTTATTTGATACCACACAATCCTTATACAGATGCTGGCACAGCCGCAGCTTATATTGCAGCGTTTGACGGGCATAAGAAGGTATTTTTGCTAGGATTCGATGGACAAGATAATTCAAATTATAACTATAATGTATACGCTGGAACAAATGCTTATCAACCACTAACTGCTCAAGTATCTGATAATAAGTGGGTAGCTGATCGAACAATCTTATTCAACACATATACAGAAACTGAATTTATTCGAGTAACAATTAAGAATACAGAACCAATTCCGGAACCTTGGAAATATTGTTCAAATTTTAGAGCAATTAATCTAAATCAATTTGCTTTAGAAGCAGACTTATAAAACTGCTTCTAAAGTTTTAATCTTATCTACAACTGATTTAAAATTAACAGTACGCCATACCCCAGGATGCAGTGGCTTTGGGTGATCTTTTAATGCTACCCAACAATACCCGCGATGTTCAAAATTTAATTTAGGAATAAATTCATCTGCTATTGGTATTAGGAAAGTGTGATAACTAAATTTGTTATTGTCGCTGGTGAATTTTTCGATAGGAATAACCTTAGTGCTCGAAAAATCAACCCCCAATTCTTCATTGAGTTCTCTATTTAAAGATTGAAGTAGTTGTTCGCCTGGTTCAATTTTACCACCAGCTAATCCCCACGTCCCAGAATATTTGCTAGAATTGCGTAGTAGGAAAAGGTATCTTTGTGTAGCAACGCTATAAATGAACGTACCAACGCCTTCTATAGCACTAGAGTCCATAGACCGCTTTTGTACTCGCCTTCCCAGCTCTTGACCCACTGATTGAGATTCCATTTATATTGTGTTCCAGTATTGAGGTTACTTACATATTGTACACTAGATTGATTCTGGCTGTCAAATACAACAGTCCAATGCACACCATTATACTCGATGATGTCATTGGCATGTGCTACTAGGTCTTGATTATCTGTACCGCGCCATGCACTCGGACCGTATCCTGCGGTATTATTAGTACTACCGATATTGTTTAATATTAGGTAACGTGTACCATTAACTGCTGCTTGAGCCAATGCCACTGCGGTATCTTTTGTGGGATCAATGATAGCATCAATAGGATCTAATGTGTTTGCTGGGTATGTATCAGCATCTGCATTAAAAATTAATAAACTATCATCGGTTGGGTGATAGCTTACAGTTCCTACTACTTCAGTTATGCCATCTTCTTGTAATAGTCTAATCTGGCTAACTCCATTATCTAGGTGTCCGTAAAGGTTAATTAAGTTAGCCCATACATCTCTAGTACCAACTTTAGTTGGCGTTGATAGAGTAGGTTCACGTGGATCTTCAATTTCGCTGACTTTTAATAGGGTTAATGTATTGCCGATTAGTAATACACCATATTCTAATGGTGTAAAGTATTGTCGTGCGCCTAATAGATTAGTATCATTATAAACATCATCATCTAGATTGCCGTCAGAATCATGTATGCTGGCAATAATTTTTTGAATAACGCCAAGTTTTTTAACCTTAGCAGGCAAACTAATCCAAACTGGTAATTTAAATGTTAGAGTAGCAACATCAATAGGATTTTCAGTACCGATGGGTACAGTACGTGAACTCCAATTCGGACTTTCTAAATAAACAACGCTTAAGCTGGTCCAATCAATATAATTATCTGTACTTTGAATTTCTAGCGCAGGATTAAACAATGGAATCAATTGTTCTAGTAATTGTAACTTCTGTTTAGCGTTGCTGGTCCAGATATCTACTTTAAGTTCTAAGGTGTAGGGAACAGGCATTGCACGTTCGATAGTAAAAGCATTACCTTGAGTAGCTTCGTATTCTTGCGTAAGGTCATTGTATGTGCGTTGACGAATATTTACTTTATCAACAAAATATGGTTCTTGTACACGATCCCTATCATACGATATAGCATTAATATATACAGTCATAGCAGGTACAGTAGGCATTGAACTACCGCCACTATTGTTCTGCATAATGGCTGCTACTTGTCTGCTGCCGTCACCATAATAAACAGGTACACGTTGCAATGCTCGATTACCAGCGCGGTCTTGTCCAAACTCTACTTGGAATCCGCTGAGCATGCGTATAAATTGAGCTAAAAATCTCTCAATTTGTCCGTCATAGAAAAATTGTTGCGAAGCTGTCATTAATTATCCGCCGTTGGTCGTAAAATTTGTGATAAACCCTGACGTTCATTCATCACTTTGGTGTAGATAGCATATTCTAATAGATCATTAACATTTAATGTATTAGAGATAGTAAATGATAAATTACCACTGGTATTTGCTATAGTATTTGTAATTACTGTTCCATTTAGGTGTGTTTTTACACCATAGGTACTATTGTATAATGTTGTTGTAATAACTGTGCCGTATGGATTAGTATTGCTTAGTGTAAATGATGCTGTAGCAGCGTTTGCTGGTGGAGTGTATGCGTTTGATACTCTAATAGCATCATAGGCTATACTATTACTATAGAATTTATTAGTGTCATTAACAAAACCACTACGTTGTGTAGTATTTGTTGCACCAGGAGTTAAGTTAGTACGCACAGAATCCTCTACTTTAATCCAACGACGACCGTCATAACGGAATAAACGATTTGGAATATAATCTAATCTTAAATAGAAATCACCTACATTTGGGCTAGAAGGGAATGAAATCCCTGCTTCAACAGTAGCACCATTTGGCGGAACGCCATCGCCTGTTAAGTATCCTTCTATCTTAACTGCAGAAGTAATAGCAACGTTAGGGCCGTTTTCGTCCACTGGTAAGGTGTATAACATACTGGTGTCGTAGCCACTGGCAGGTACATCTTCTTCTGCACGAGTAACTACTGCATCATTAACTTCGATAAGTTTGTTATAGGTACTTAATACTTGACTTAGAGTATCAGTAGTGTTATCACCTGCGATCTGATTAGTAATGTCTTTGTATTCTTGACTATCTACTAGAGGTTGTAGTTTAACACGCCACAGGTGCGGATACCATGTAGGAGCAAATCCTTCTGCCGCACGTGTAGCATCATTGACAACATAATAGCGTTTAAGTGCAACTGATAGGCTATCGTCTAAGGGATAAAAATCTTTTAGGTTAGGTAATTCCATAACATCACCTACCATTAGTTTACGACCCAATGTTTCAACCATGTCATTTAAGTGAAACACAGCAAACATAGTGTCACCAGTTAAGAACAGACCAAATTGAGTTAGATCAAAGTCGTTGTCATTGATACGATAGATAGTACGCATAGTATATACTGATGTATCATACTTGCGATCACGGTTTTCTAAGAATAATAAGTCTTGAATGCCTGTGATGCCTGTACTAATAGGACTACTTGTGCCGGGTTCGGATGCACTAACTTCTGATTGATCTAGTGGACCCAAGTATAAGTGGATGTTAACATCTACCCCGCCCACAGTGAACATTTCACTGATTCGACGATCGAAGAATTTGTAATCGTTGCCCTTTTCTGGACGATATAAACTTAGACGTGGCATTGCAATATCCTATTATCTAGTATTTAGCTGATTGACAATTAGCGAAAACGATAGTATACTTATGAAACTATGGAAAACCAAATACAGTCAAGTTTAGATTGGCCTGCTGTACAAACAGCACTAGAAGCGCCACTACATAAAATGAAAAAGTACACACACGAAATGTGGAATATTAGCCATAATATTGGCTTAATGGTTAAAGATTTAAGTAAAGAAGAAGTAACTTGTCGTAGACATCAACGGCAAACTAGGCAACATGCAGAAATGTTAGCTAAGATTAATGAAGAAATAACTAACTATGAACGTATGATAACTTTTGCGGTATTGTTAGCAGGTTGACTTTTAATTAAAGAGATAATATAATGTTGATAATGACAATAGAAGAAGCATACGCAGCAGTACAGTTTTACAATCGTGATCTATGGAAATCTCTAGCACAAATGGATAGTGAATGGGATGACTTGGATATATACGATAAGACAGCATACAAAATGGTCAAGCGAGAGCTAGAAAAGGAAATGACAAATGGCAATTAAGATTGATGGCGCAAAGAAAAAAGCCAAGGCAGTATCACGTGATCCTATCTTTTTAGATGAAAAGAGCGTAGGGAGTGAGCCAATTTGGGACACTGAGCGTGCCCTAAAGATGGAAGATGCAGAGTTTGATCATAATATGCGTCAAAGTCTACGTTATTATAATTACTTCTACTCTAGCAAAGACCTAAAGAAGTACTTAGTAGAATGGTTAAAACAAACAGCGGGTGTTGCCCATAAACTAGATACCGCAACTATTACACGGTATGCTAAAAGCACAGATGGATATACTCCGTTGACTGCACCTGCACTGATCAAAGCACATACAAAAGGTATGCCCTTACTAGAACGTCATATCAAATACATTGTTGGTGTTGTAAATCGTGCATTAGAACTTGACAGCAAAGACGAAGTAGTAGTTGAAGAAGTTAAAACAGCGGCTCCTACGGTCAAAGTTCCTACTATCCAAGATCGTATGAACGAAATTATGCGTGTTCATATCCTACATTTTGAAGAACTTGAAGATAGTCTGTACGAAGGTAAGACTGTGGATCCTAAAGCATACGAATACTTGTCGGGTAAAGCAGTGCCGCAGGCTATGCTAGGTAAAATCCAAGCTGTATTTGAACGTCGTTATGCTGAAATTACAGAATCTAAAACTACGGATGACGAAGATCTTAAAGAAGCATACAGCTTTATGAAGGCCGCAGACTATAAACGCTATGATGCTTTCTATACTAAGTTGTTTGAAGGCATTGCTCAATACGGACAGGTCAAGAAAGCTACTAAGAAAGCGGCTGTACGTAAGCCGCCACAAAAAGAGAAGTTGGTTGCTAAACTTAAGTATATGAAGAATGATACTACTACTAAACTTGTAAGTATCAATCCTGTAGATATCATTGGCGCACAAGAGCTTTGGGTATACAATACTAAAACACGTAAACTAGGCAAGTATGTTGCGGAAGCAATGGGTGGCGCACTTGGTATTAAAGGTACTGCTATAACAGGTTTTAACACCATTACAAGCGTACAAAAAACTCTCCGCAAGCCAGAGGTGCAGCTAAAAGAGTTTATGGCTGCAGGAAAGATTCAATTACGTAAGTTTTTAGAAGATATCAAAGCAACTGATATCAAACTAAACGGACGTATCAATCAAGATACTATCCTACTCAAAGTAGCATAAAACAAAATTATCCTGTTATTGATTATAAATACACGATAACAGGATAATTTAAATGGCTACACCTACCGGTAATCTATCTCCACTTCTTAGTTTAACTACTGACAACCTATTCAATGCTAATACTGGCACTGGTGCTGGTCACATTGATTTTAGTAGTCCAAGTATTCAAGAGAATTTAGTTGTACTTGAACAACAAAAGAATGACATCATGGACTATATACACCTACGCTTAGGTGGTCAAATGATTGACGTTGAAGCAGATAAAGAACATTATGAAATGGGTATTAAGCAGGCCCTTATACGTTATCGTCAAAAGAGTTCTAACGCAGTAGAAGAAAGCTATGCGTTCTTAGATCTACTTCCAGAAACACAAGAGTATATACTACCTCGTGAAATTGAAAACGTTCGTGTTATATATCGTCGTGGTATTGGTTCAGTTACAGGTACAACAGCCAGTCAGTTTGAGCCATTTGCATCAGGTTACTTAAACACCTATATGTTAGTAGCAGGTCGTGTGGGTGGATTAACTAACTATGAACTATTTGTAGACTATCAAAAATTAGCAATGAAGATGTTTGGTGGTTATATGAACTTTACATTTAACCGTGTTACTAAAAAGCTAACTGTAGTTCGTAAAATGCCATTCCAAGGACAGAAATTCAGCCAAGACTTTGTTGAAAGTGTATTATTACACATCGACAACTACAAACCAGATGTTATGTTATTAAACGACCGTATGGCTTTTCCGTGGATTCAAGACTATGCGCTTGCATTAGTAATGATGAGTATAGGACAAGCACGTGCTAAGTTTGCTTCGATAGCAGGCCCGCAAGGTGGTACCAGTTTAAACGGTGCACAATTGCTCACTGATGGTCAAGAAATGCTTACAAAATTAGATGAAGATATTAAAAACTTTGCAGACGGTGGATTCCCATTAACTTGGATCACAGGCTAACCAAAACGCTAGACCTTGTAACGTTGCTGTAATAAAATAGTATATCAATTAGGGGTTTTCAATGAGTTCAATTATCGCCATCTGCGGCTTTATGGGGTCTGGTAAAGACACTATAGCCGATTATCTAGTTAATTTCCACGGTTACAAAAGAGAAAGTTTTGCCAATAGCCTTAAAGACGCTGTAAGCGTAGTGTTTGGTTGGGACCGCGAGATGTTAGAAGGTCGTACTAAACAAAGCCGCGAATGGCGCGAAACTCGAGATGAATGGTGGAGCAAGCGACTAAAACAAGACATTACACCACGCTGGGTTCTACAATATTGGGGTACCGAAGTAGTACGTAAAGGGTTCCATGATGATATGTGGGTAGCCAGCTTAGAAAATCGTCTAATGAATAGTAAAGATGACATTGTTATCACAGACTGTCGCTTTCCAAACGAAATTAAAGCCCTAAAAAATATCGGTGCCACGGTACTCAGAGTTAAACGTGGTCCAGAACCAGAGTGGTATGAACATGCCAAAAACTACAACAAAGGTCAAAAGTACATCGGCTGGGCAATAGGCAAACATCACCTAGATGAAGCTGGAGTCCATGCCAGCGAGTATAGTTGGGTTGGTAGCAAGTTTGATAAGATTATTACTAACGATAGTACTATTGAAGACTTATACGAACAAGTAGAACAACTGTTAAAAGTCAGGGACCAAGTCACCTTGACGCCAGCCTAGTCCTTCTCGAGCTACTTCATACTGGCAGTTAGCACAGATAGTTCTCAAGTTATTAGTAGAGTTATTATTTAGATTGCCATCTGTGTAGTATACAAATAACTGTTCTTTATACTTTGCCTTAAAGCCACATTTTTCACAGTGTGGCTTTTTCTTATACCCAGCAATAAACCAAGTTGGTTGCTGTGGCTTTAGTTTCTTTCCTCTACGAATACATCCGTTACATCTAGTTCTAAAATGCGTGACATCTCCTTTCTTATAGTTGATAGAAGCAGGCATTTTACCACATGATTGACATAAAGGACGATATAACATCATGTATTTATGATACCTAGAGTGCAGAACCTTTGCAAAGGCACCGTAACACGTTGAATTTTAAGAATACCGATAAATAATTTAAAGTATTATTATAAAAGGATACTAGACTATGGCATCATTAAATTCTCCGGGCGTATCGGTTACCGTTATAGACGAAAGCCAATATACACCAACAGCAGCAGGTTCAATTGCATACGTATTAGTTGCAACTGCAGAAAACAAAACAAATCCGAGTGGCACTATTGCTTCGGGTACAACATCAGCTAACGCTGAAAAAATTATAACAGTTACAAGTCAACGTGACTTAGTTAACATGTTTGGCACTCCTACATTCCAATTGGATGCAGCAGGTAATCCAATCAATGGTAGCGAATTAAACGAATACGGCCTATTAGCAGCCTACAGTGCATTAGGTGTTTCAAATCAACTTTATGTACAACGTGCAGATATTGATTTAAACCAATTACAAGGAACAGCAACTCGTCCAACAGGTGCTCCATCAAATGGTGCATATTGGTTAGACTTGACTGCTACTAACCTAGGTATTTACGAATGGGATTCAACAGGATTCAATTTAATAACACCTACAGTAATTACTGACTCTACACAATTAACACTTGGTGTGCCAAATCAATCAATTGGTAAAATTGGCGACTATGCTGTTAACGCAACTTCTACAAGCAACCAAATATTCTACAAAGGATATAACAATGTATGGACTGCAGTTGGTTCTGATTCATGGAAATCAGTAACTCCAGCTATTGTTGGTTTAATCGGTAACCCAGGAAACTTAACAAGTAGCCAATATATGGTTATTAACAATGTTAGTGTTCACTTAACATC